TGTGCGTCCATTGTTAATTGCTAACTGATAATTGTTAATTGTCAAAACCCTAATGCCTTTGCCCTTGCTTCTATTTCTGCGCGCTCTTCTTTCGAATAGCCTTTCTTGATTCCGTTTTCTTTGTCCCAAGGCAATTCTATATCAGACATTTTCAGTTTTGCCCCCATCGAATTGCATATCATCACTGTTTGCATCCTGGTACTTTCCCATACCAACCGTCTGTTAGCTTCTGTCTGGTCGTTATGCGCCTTGATGGTGTACCAAAGCTCGTTGTACTCGTACCATTCGTATTCCCAAGGTTTCAACCCAACAGCCAAGGCCATTTGCATGAGCCTAAGCGGGGTAATGTCGGGGACGGGACCAGCAACCGCCCCCTCTACTACTCCCCCCCGCCTTGCGGCAGAGCGTTTTCTTCGACCGAAAGACTAGACCCAAACAGTTGCACGAATTCCACTATCTTGTTGAAGTGATCATCGAACATGTCGCCAACGTCTTCGGGCTTAATTGTGAACTCAACGCCAGCGCGCTTGTGGCCATATTTCAGGCCCACAAACACCACATCCAGCATCTGATCGAGCGTGAATTTTTCCATCAACGTACCGAAGTCGTTAAATGAAACATTCCACTTTTTGCACAACTCATTTAGCGCATTCACGCCATACTTTACAGGAAATTCCCGCCCCGCTACATTGATCGTTTTTACAGTATTCATTTTGCTGGTTTTAAAAGGTTAAGCTACCACGGCATCTACCACCGAACCTGTTATTTTCAATTCGAAAGAATAAGTCTCTGAGTCTTCTACTTTCGAATCAAGCGAAAGCTTGGTGAGATAAGCAGAAGCAGTGTACTTCACATCGCCAGCCACTTCAGACGACCATTTTACTGTCACCTTTGTCCTATTTTTTATCAAATCCAAAAGGTCGCTAAAGCCATAGGCGGCATCTTCGGCAAAAAATGCCTCCCCGCTCATGTTAGCATTTCGCAAGCCTTCCAAACTCTCTTCCCAGCCTCCACTATCTTTTGATGTGGCAGGGCGCGTGTTCATGCCCAAGTCCAATTTGTGGTTCGTACAAAGAAGCACTTTGCTCGACCCAACGTAAATTGCTGACAGTGTTCCGTTTTTTATACCAGTGGTTTGTGCCATGATTTCTTATTTTTTAGAGGTTAATGATTTTTTACTTTTCGGTTCTGGCACGTATTCATCAGTGAAAACAGCCAAGCCTTGCGAAAGCAGCGCAGTAGTCATTTCCTTATCGAATTGCCCCTTTTGCCCTACTTTCAATGTTTTGCCAGTAATCTCGGTTTCGGCAATTATGATCACCTCACGCGCATCGTTATTGCGACTTGCGAACACCTCGTTTACCTTTTTTATTAATAATTCATCACTCATAATTCATTATTAACTAACGTCTTACTCTTATACTGTACACGTTGCTTACATAGTGCTTATTCAATTCTACATCGTAGTCGTCATCGTCTCGGCTGTCGAACATGATAGAATCGACCACCACACCGGCAAACGTGCCACTTGTACGATCTAATGCCACACGCACCTTTTCGCTCAGTTCGTGGCATTCGTCATAGCCTTCGGCCAATGCCCACACATACACACGAATCACATCCAGCGTACTTGGGCCATCCTTGGTATTGGTAGGCTCGGTGTTATCTACTTTATAGATCACAGCCGCCACCCCTACTTTTGTCTGATCCACGATGTTTGGATAAATGCGATCACCCACCAAAGCCGCCACGTCAGTGTCGTTGCTAAGTATGTCGTATATCGCTTTTCCTATTATCATTAGTAGCTAGTAGCTAGTGGTTAGTTGTTAGTATTGTCTGCGAAATCCTTAAATCTGTTCAAATCAGCGATTCAGTTTCCTTATCGCCTTCTCCACCGCATCTACCAGTATAGTTTCAATACCGCTTTCTGCTTGGGTGGCCGCACGTTGTTGGAATGGGTTGGCGGTACTATGTACCGTTCCGCCTTCCACAAAATGACCGTACCAGCCATCATTTTTGTACTTGCTCCCAGACCTTGGCCCTACTAGCCTAATCTTTTTATCTCGGCTTCCACGTATGCGAGGAATTCGAGCGATGGAGCGTTTTAAATTACCAGGCGTTACGGCTACTTTTTTGCCCCCGTAATACTGGTAATGAAGCTCCTTGCTCACTGGTGCTTCTTTCTTCGAAAGCCCAGCCGCAAAGTCAGCCGCTTTGTCTAGTGCGGTATCGATAATTCGTTCGCGCATATCCACCGTAAAGTCCGAAAGGGCTTTTTTGATTTCTTCGATGCCTGTGGTCTTTACCGTTACCATCCACTTACCGTTTACAGCTCACCTTTCACCACTTACACCCTCGCTTCTGCTTCCAACCTCAAAAACTGCTTCCTACCTATTTCCGACACACTTTTGATGTCGAAAAACAGGCCTTTATAACTCACACGCAAAAGCGTGGTCACGCCACTTCTAAACCTGATCGTGAAGAAAAACCGAGCTACAGCCGTCTGTTTTTTCCTAGCTTCTTCCTCGCCACTTCCCACATTCATTTCTTCCACTTTCGCCCAACAATTGGCGAAGGTTGCCCAACTTTCCACCGTTGCACCGCTATCGCTACGCGTTGGGGTGTTGGTTTGCAACACTATTTGGCGGTCTAAGTCGCCAATTCGTATTGCTTGTGCTATGCCGCTGGTTGGTTTTTCCATATTAGTCGCTAGTCGTTAGTAGCTAGTGGTTAGTATTTGTTACCTAGGCGTATAGCTTGTGAAATTTTGCTAGTTGTTCGCTTGCTTTTGGCAAACGTTCCACACTGTCTTCTCTTTGCTCGTAGGCACGTCCCACCATCAGAAGCAAAGCGTGTTTTATGTCGCTTGGTACTGCCGAAGCTGCCCCAAACCCAGCTGTAAAAGTCACCTTGATCGCATTTATCCGAGTGTCAGCCGTTGGCCAACTTGTTACCGGCACTATGCGCGCTATGGGTGTCACGGTGTCCACTACATATTCCGAATCGTCTAGCACGGTATCGGCATCATCTACCAAATAGCTTAGTTCGGTTACTGCATTGCAGCCTTTTCGTACTTCGATGGTTTCAGGAAAGGCATCTAAATACAGCTCGTAAGTAGTAGTACAAATGGCACGATCCAGCCAAGCCTCTAGGTATTGGCGTGCGCTTTTCCCCAACAAACCCAAATAGGTGTCCTCATCAGAGCCATCCAGTTTGAGGTGAGTTTTAATCTCCGTCAAACTGACTGGCTCTTCAGTAGGTTGTGTCGTTATTTTGTAATTTCCGATCACTTATTTTGTTTCTGCTTCTTCTGCTTCAGTTGCTTTCAAATCAGCATCGATGTAAGATTCTTCCAGTGCCTTCAAATCTGCTTCCGCTTTTTCTTTTGCTTCTGGTTTCACTTTTTCGATGGCTGCTTTTGCTTTGTCCAATTGGGTTTTTAGATTTTCGGCTAAATCCCTTAGTTTTTTTGCTTCTGAAGGAATGCTTGTTTTTTCTCCTTTCACTTCTACCATCCAGCCATTACCCACCATTGTTTTACCTACCGCTTCAGGCAGTTCAATGATTTCGTTTTGAGTTACCTCAACGTCTTTGCCTTCTATCTTTCCTAGATAAAACGGCCTTAATGCTCTGTATTTCTTCATTTTAATATTTTTGATAGAAGGCTTGTTTTACCAAGCCTTCTAAGGTTTAAAATGATTAAGCAATTAGCGCGTCTTTCATTGCAGCGAAAGAAGCTGGGTGACGGAGGGCAATATCCCAATAGGTATTTACCACCATGCGCACCAAAGCGTAGTCTGCTTTCGTGTATGGATCTACTGTGATGTCAACCCCAGCCCATTGGCCAATAATCAACTCATTCCAGTTACCAAAGATGATTGCATGGCAAATGCTATCGGCAGTTCCTTTTGTCAAGGTACTAGGCACATTGTTTGAACCAATTGCACGGTAGCCATTCAAGGTGTTGTCTTCGCCCCAGATGTAACCCGAAACGCCAGAAGCTTTTAATGTGGTTTTCAATTTCCCTTTCACGCCTGGTGTTGATAGATAATTTAAGTTATCCATCAAAGCGTTGGCAGTGTCCACCGCTGTTTCCAAGCCTACTATGTTTCCAAAAGTTGGAATCAAACCATTGGTACCACCAGCAACCGAACCGATTCCCGAAGTATTCAAGATACCAGTAGGCTGGTTGCTTGAACCTGAACCATTGATCGCAGCCACATCCAAAGCAATCGCGATGGCATCTTCAAAAGATTTACGTGTGAATGCTTCTACTCCAATGCTCGACTGTGCAAGCAATTGTTTTGAAATCTCAGTCGCACGAGCCAAACGGTGAGGAGTTAAGCTTATTTTGTTGAAGGCATCGTCTGCCTCCGAAGCTTGTCCGTTTTCAGCGTACCAGCTTGCTGCGCCTTGTGTGTTGTGGCGTGGTAAGTCCACGTTTCCTACAAGGTTGTCCAACACTTGCGCGCCCAATCCTATTACTACAGGTTTTGGGTTCAAAATTGGAATCAAGCCACCTAGCTCGGTAGCTACAGTATGCCCGCCTGCAGTGGTAGTGCCTACCGTCAAATCCCTTTGAGCGCGCCCCAATTGCACGAATGAAGCTGGTAAGCCAACTCCGTTCAAAGAAAGTCCGCTCGCACGTGCTTCTTTTTCGGCTTCTTGGTGCATTTCGCCTTCGATACCATCTAGCTGTTTTCCTGCCATGTGTTGGCGAATAGCCTTGTGCAACGAATAGCGAGCGGCCACTTTTTTTTCTTCATTACTTGCCGATTGCACGCCTGAACCGCTTCCAACTGTAGAAGCTCTTGCCTCTGCATCTTCAGCCACCCTGATTTGCTCATCCAAAGCCTCAACTGCCGCTTTCGCCTCGTTGTACTCTTTCACTTGAGCCTCCGACATTCCATCGGCTTTTTTGCCTGCTTCGTACAAATCGCCCATTTTTTTCAATAGCGCGCCTTTGTCTTCTCTCAATTTTCGTAACATCTCGTTATCGTTTTTATTTGTGATTATTCATAGTTAAAAAATGCTCGTGTGCGTCTGGCAAAGCCAGCAATACAGGTTTTTCGACCTGTGTTTCTTCTTCTGGTTTTTCTGGCTCTTCTTTGCCTTCTATCGTGTCCAGCACTTCGCGCACTGTCATTTTTTCGATGTCGGCAAATGATACCTCGCGGCCCATGTTGCGTTTGATAAACATAAGCGCATTCGCTGTTTGGTCGCCAATGCTTTTGCGTACCGCGTCAGGATTGGAAGGAATGTTTACTATCGAAAGCTCCAAAAGCTCTTGCCCAGCGAAATAGTAGGTTTCGTTTTTTGCGCCCCTTGCTTCTTCGCCAGTGCCGTATTTGCCTTCACCTTTTGGAAGGAAGCCCACCGAAACAGCTTTCAATGTTCCGGCTTTCACTTTCTTGAAAATCTTCTCGGCTTTCGGGTTCACGTCTTCGGTTTCGAAGGTCACGTCTACCATTAGCTGGCCGTCACGCACATAGGCGCGCCCGCTTCCAATTACATCGTCAGGATCAGCCTTTAGGCACATGCCACCACCGTAGACATCGTGCTGATAGCCGATAATGCCGTTTTTGTTGAAAGCCTCTAAATCCCAATTGTCCTGGTTCAAGATAGTGCCGTGTCTATCCTTGCTTTTGGTGCTGGCTATAAAAGTGATCGTGCGCGTTTCGTCCACATTGGCGGGCAATTCACGTACCGTTCCGTACACGCTTTTTATATCTCTAGTTGGCATGTTCTAAATGGTTATGGCCGTTTACTTTTGGCTTGGAAGCCGTTTCTTTTTTGTTGTTGTTGATCTGATCGTCTACACGATCTACCGGCACCATCGCGCCTTGCACATAGTACCTATTGCCGCCCTCGTATGGGTTCATGTCTTCCAACTCGCGCACCTCATTTGGCGACATCACACCTGTGTTTAGCATGGCTTGGAAATACTCTTTTCGGGCGTTGGTATCGCCACGCATGAGCGCATTGAGGTTGAACTTTACATAAAAAGGCGTGTTGCTTTCTTGGTTCGAAAGCGGGAAAAGCTTTAGGTTCAGTTCTTGCTCAAAGCTTTTGATCAGTGGCGTGAGCGTGTGTTTGATGAAGACTAAATCTTGCTGCTCGGCATTGCTGAAGGTGGCGCGCTCGTAGTCTTGCGCCAATGTAGGCGGCACTCTGAAAATGCCGTATATTTCTTTCTTGTTGAAATTCTTAGATTCAATGTAGGCAACGTCCGAAGCTGGCAAAGTAAAGGGGATATACTTCATGCCACCACCCAGCACAGGCGTAGCCCCTTGGTTTGCGCCTTGTGTCATGCCCTTCCAAGCATTCATGTTTTGCTCGCGCTGCTCCTTGGTTAATGCCTGATCGGTAGTAAGCAAGCCAGGCGGACGCTCGCCAATAATTTTGCCTCCGTATTTGTCGAGCTTGATGCCCATGCCCAAGGTCTCGGCATTTTGGCGAATGGGCGAAACGCCAATAATTCCGTTTAGCGTGAAGACTCTGAAATGGAGTACATTTTCGGCTGAATACTCAAAACCCTTGTGGCGATACTTAATAGTACCATTGTCGTATTTTACCACGTCCATTTCCCAAGCGTAGGCAATGGTGAGTTTTACAGGCTGGAAGAATCGATCACGTTCTATGATGGCGTAGGCATTGCCCCACGCTTTCACCTGCGCGACCACCGTAAACCAAAAAGAGAAAGAAGACATTACGCCATCGGGACTGATAGCCAGCAATGTTTGAATTTTGTTGTTGATTGTTTTTTTCTGATCGCCTACGTTCTGGTACACCTTTACCGGCAACGCGGCCACAGATTCAGAAAGGATATTGATAGATGTATAAACAGCAGCAATTTTGAACGAATTGGATTCGCTCACATTCTCGCCACTAGAAGTGGACGAACCAAAAATATCTAATAGCCAAGTAGCTGGACTTCCAAGGGTCGAAAATGACCTATTCGAGACATCCCAAACATATTTTGTAAAAAACGACTGAAAAAGTGCTGGTTTACTGTTCAACTCGCCTGTGATTAGGCAAGCAAATACGAAAAAAAATATTATGCTGTCAACTTACATAATGTTAGTTTATTCTTCTTCCTCTCTTTTTCAATAAGTGTATACCACACCCTTTGAAAAGAACCAAAGCCTGAATAACGCCTTTCGCCAAAGTTTTTTTCGTGAAATCGTTCTATTGCCAAATAAGATTGCTCCAAGGTATTTCCTGCAATACGTTGTTGTTCAACTAATTGCATAAATCCTTCACTTGTAAGCTGGCAAAGATTCAATTGTAATTCCACTGTAAACATTATTTTTATACCGAAATATAGTAATAAATCGGAATAATGTTGTGTATATTTGTTAGGTTATTTTAGTAGTTAGTCGCTAGTGGTTAGTGGCTAGTCGTTAGTAAATAGTAGTAAAATGCAAGTAGAAATAATACAAGG